GTTGAATGTGAACTCATCTTCAGTTTCACCAACAACAATCTCAAAGTTGTTTGATGTGTCGTTCTTCTTATCTCGTGCAACCAGTTTGATTACACCAGCCTCACCAATCACAGATACATCAGGAAGTTGATACACAGAAGATGCTTTCTTCAGTTTCTCCAGTTGTTGTGATGTAAGTTCAAACTTAACATCCTCAGAAGGAAGAGTGATTTCTTTCTCAGGAGGTGCAACAATAACAGAAGGATCTGCAAAGAAATACTTACTCCTCATACGACCTTCCTTAATCAGAACATATTCCTGATTATCAAAGTTTAGTTCAGCGTTAACGTGAAGAGAAAGACCATTCAAGAACTGGTTTAGATCATAGATACCAAAGTCCCGTGGGAACTCCTCAGATACATTTGCTTCAACCAGGATGTTCTTCATTACTGAGATAGTACGAAGTTTAGTTCCTTCCTTGAATAGGATAGATTGATTGATAGAACTAAAGTTCTTGAGAAGATTAACGGTCGATTCAGAAAGTTTCATTGTCATTGAGGATAAGTTTCTCGTTGTGCGTTTTTGTCGTTGAAGTGTAATAGAAGAACAGCGTAATGCAAAATCTTCATGATGTCACGTCGTGCTGTGCCTTTCTTATCATATCGAGAGGCATACTTTAGGATGTTGGATCGACAGAATGATTCACCGTCACCACAGGCTTCAATGAGATCAAGTGTCTGTACATTATCAGTACCAGCAGAATAATGTTGGTTATATGTACCAGAAATATAATCGGATAACTCTTTGAGGATCTTCTCCTCATCATACTTCCACCTAGTCTTTGTTGTTTGGAAATCAGGGATACTATTTGGAATCTCTGTGGTATAGGCGATTGATGGATTTACGAAAGAGATACGATCCTCACCCATTCCTCCTTTAATGCCATCCTCAATCCAGAAATCTTTGGGATCTCCTTCTTTAATGTTTTTACTCATGTCAAGTTCCTCATAAAGTAGCGACCATGCGTTCATAACTTAGTATATCAGAATGTGGGATTTTCTTCAACATACATTTTATCCTCCAGTTCATTCATTTCAAATTCGGCATCAACCTTGTCATAAAGTTCGATGAAGGATTGTTTGGTCTCATCATCAAAACGATTGAGACAAACTCCAATAGCCTTAGTCTTATCTTCGAAGATTGAATATGCTTTGACAATGTGGACCAAACGACGGGTGCTGATAATCTCATCAATACCACCCTCATTGAAGGTCTTACGAATGATATCAGCCCAATCAGCTAAGTGCTTACAGAACTTTTTATCATCACACAAGTGACTGAGGATCTTAATTTCTACGACAGGGGTAGGATAATCTTGTTCAAAAGTTACACAGAACCTCTCAAGAAAAGCTTCGTTTAGAACATTGGTGCCGATAAATCTACCATCCTCAGAACCCTTACCCTTGGTGTTTGCTGTCGCGATAACAGTGAATCCATCTTTGGGTTGAACAAACTTACCAATCTTTTTAAGAAATACACCCTTACCTTCCAGAATAGATTGAAGACACAGGATCTTATTGGATGCTAGATCAACTTCATCTAAAAGTAATACTGCTCCACGTTGAAGAGCTTCGATGACTGGACCGTTATGCCAAACAGTTTCGCCATTAATAAGACGAAAGCCACCAATAAGATCATCTTCGTCAGTCTCGATAGTAATGTTGACACGAATCAATTCTCTCTTAAGTGTCGCACAAACCTGTTCAACACCCAACGTCTTACCGTTACCCGAAAGACCTGTAATAAATGTAGGGTAAAATAAACCGGACTTAATAATCTTCTTAATATCAGTGAAGTTACCAAACTGGACGAAAGTATCATCTTTTGTTGGGACTAAATCTTGTTCGATGTGGTTTTCTACTGATGGTGCTGTATATGTTTCTTCTAGTTCTTCTTTGATTTCTTGAACAGTAAGTTCCCACTTACCACGACCTGATTTATAGTCGGAAAGTTTTTTAGTTACAGTTGGATAAGAACAACCATTCATTGCACACCAGGCTCTAATATCACCAGTGGTTACGGATTCGCCGTAAAGTGATTGAAGGGATGAAACAACGTATTCGGTAGACAGAGACATAATAATAAGGTTCTTCAGTAATTGAGCAATTTGGAGGTGAGTAACATTAACAAACCAAATCCACAAACTTACTTAAAACCTTCTTATTTAGGGACTTGGCTTTAAGTGACTTCATGAATGCTGATTTGATTTTAGTCTTACTTGCCTCATCTTCAACCTCAAACTCTGCATCTGAGGAAAGAGAGTTCTGGATCATTGCAAAGTATGCATCGTATCCAGATCCTTGAATATTATAACTCTTATCCTTACGTGCTTTCTTTAGATCTAGTTCACTTAGGAAACCGTACCTTCTAAGGAAACTAGCAAAGTCACGGCCAGCTACGAGACGAATACCAATAAAGTTCGTATCAGGAAAAGATTCTTTGAGATCCTTAAGAAGAACATCAGTAAAATCCCAATACTGATATCCAATCTGATAAGTGCATCCAGTCTTACGATTGCGAAGATAACCTTTTATACCTCTACACTGACGAGGAGCTAACTGTTCTTTTTTGTCATAGTATCCAGTGTAGTGATCAAAGTAGTAAAGTTGATGTGCTTCACCGTCAGTAAGAATCACACACTGAACTTTTTGGAGTTGATTCTCTCTTTTGAACTTAGGAAGAATAGTATGTAAAGCTACCAGTGATTCATTCAAAGGTGTGCCAGAAAGAGATACCTGTGATGGAGCATGGTAGGGTGAGTAAACTCGAAACTGACGACAAACCCTCCAGATATTAAGTAGTTGATTATCAAGTGTTTTTTTGTTTACCTTACTACTTAAGAAGTGCATCAACTTAAAATCACCACCAACTACAAAATTACCTTTCTCTACTTCATTATGAAACCTAGACTCCTGTTGTCCACGATTGTATGTGTTACTGAAAGCATAGACATCAAAAGGGATATTGACCTTACTACAGAACCAGACCAAGTTGTAAAGTTGTTTGATTGTGTCCAGAAGAGAGTCGCACATAGACCCAGACCAATCAAGAATAAAGACTAGACCGTGATTTTTACCATCAGGAATTATAGATACTTTCTTGAAAAGATCTTCATTATACTTGTAGGTGTGAAGTTTAGTGCAATCCAGAACACCAGTTCTTGAAGTAGTAGTTCTGGCATATGAGTCAGCTGACTTCTTACACTCAAACTCTTTGACAAGATAGTTTACTTCTTTCTGTGCCGACTTCTTGAACTTAGAGTAATCACTGTCTGCTTCTTCAAATACATCGTCCACATAAGTTCTCCAATATGCGTCAATCAACTCATGAATCTCAGAATTAGGAGCAACAATATCATCATAGTTCAACTTAGGAATCTGATAGTAAGAGTTACCACCTGTTAGATCTGATGGACTATTCAACTCAGATACATTCTCTGAGAACACATCGTCAGTTGTAACTTCAGGTTCTATCTCTTGAGGTTGTTGTTGGATCGAATCACCTTCACTATGTTCCTCACCCTCCATCTCAGGAGTATCAAGTGTTGGTTCACTAGATTCTTCTGTTTCTTCAGGCTCAATCTCTTTACCATTTCCCTGAGGTATCTCCACTACTTCTTCAAGATTTGGTTGTGGAGTTTGTGTATTGAGTTGTTCTTTAGTGTATCGATATACCTCTTCTGCTGCAAATACTGCTTCTCCAAAGGTTTCACTTTTGCCAACCAATTCAACCAATTCCATTTCTTCATCAGTGAATGGAACATCAACCCAGTTTCCAATCTTATACTTTAAGTTGATACGATCAGCCAGGTTCATCTCATTGATATCCACATCACTCAGTTCAAAGAAGTCTTCCTCTGATAGATCTTTATATGCTCTGTAAAATGTTTTAGTCAGTCCAGGATACTTACGTTTCATAAGTTTCTCAATCCTAGCATCTTCTGTGATATTCACAAAAGAACGGGGAACTCTCTTCTCCCAAGACCAATCATCAGGAGTAAAGAGTGCGTGACCTACCTCATGACCAACCAACATATCATAGACAGTCGATGATGCTCTCTCCCACATTGGTAGAGTCAGAACTCTGTTCTCAACATCAAAGGATGCAGTTTGGGCATTACGATTCTCAACCACAAGATCCTCAGTAGCCAGGAGTTTTGCTAATTGTGACTTGATCTCGTAATTTACCATTTTGGTGTCTCATTCACTTATAGAGCATTTTAGTGGTGAGTAACAAAATTATTGAGAGGGTTCTACCACTTTAACAACTGGCACACCAAACCCCCCTTTCGGGGGGTTCTTTGGTAGGCAACTCCTGAGTTGTTTTTTATATGATTAAGTAGTAGTTAAAATGTGTCTACAGAATCGTTTAGCGTCGTGATCTGGAATGTCGCATTCAGTAATACATTGAAAGTATTCTGTTACTTGATCGTACTTTTCCTCCTCTGTACCTTTTTCGTCCCACTCCCAAGTTGCTAACTCGTTACGTGATACCAAGTTTTTCATAACTAATCTCCATGATACCACTAGTATATAGTATACTTTGTGTTAATTCACTAACATTTGTATCTTCTTACACTTTTCTTGAGAAACCTTTACATTTCTCAAACTTAATTACATTTTGAAACTTATCAAATAGTGATTCCTTATGAGAGATTACAAAAATATTAGCATCTTGTATCTCATAACGAATGATTTTAAGGAATTCATCAGTACCAAAACCATCCAGAGAACTATCAAATACCTCATCCATAATCAAGAGGTTGGTATTTACTGAGTTCTTATATCTTGCAACCTCTCTCCATGTGAATAGGAGAGCAAGGTCAATCCTCATCTTCTCACCTTCTGAGAAAGAAGAATAAGAAAAGTCTTCATGAATGGGAGACTGTACTGTCTCGTTAAATTCTTCATCCAAAGTGAAGTTAATGTAGAACTCCATCATCTGCAGATACTTTGCTACCTGCTGATTTATGAGTGGAAGATACTTTTCAATAATCTTCGACTTAACTCCACTATCCTTTAGAAGTTCATGTAGGAAATCATGTCTAACAATTTTATCCCTATTCTCACTTAGACTATCAAATACGGTTTCGAGATTATTTT